GCAGGTATGGGTAAGACAACTTTTGCCCTCTCAGCACCTAAGCCTTTGTTGCTTGATTTCGATAATGGTGTCAAGCGTGTTAATACCGCACATTTGGATGATAATGTCGGTATCGTACAGGTTTCTAGTTGGCAAGATATTCTCAACTTGCTCAACTATAACAAGAAGGACTTGGAGGAGTTCGATACCATCGTTGTAGATACTATTGGAAAGATGATTGACTTCATCATCGCTTACAGATGCAATGGTCGCAATCCTCAGATACAGGATTGGGGCACCATCAATAACGACTTCAAATGGTTCACCTCATATTTGTCACAGCTTAACAAGAACATCGTCTTTGTCGCACATCGTGACACACGCAAGGAAGGTGAAAGTACTGTGTATATCCCTGCACTTCGTGAAAAGAACTACAACAATATCGTTACCGATTTGGACTTGCTTGGCTATCTCGAAATGAGAAGTGAGAATGGACAGCAAATCAGAACTATCACTTTTGACCCTACAAGTCGTAACGATGGTAAGAACACCTGTCAGCTTCCTGGTTGTATGCAGATTCCGGTTATTCTTGATGCAAACGGACAGCCAACCGCTCCTAATAACTTCATCGCTACTCAGATTCTCTCACGTTATCAGTCTATGATAGCTCAGAAAGAAGAAAAGGTTAAGGAGTACAATAAGGCTCTTGAAGAGATTAAGGAGGGTGTTCAGTTGATTACTGACGCAAGAGGGGCAAACCATTTCATCGAGCACATCAAAGATTATGCAAACTTGGGTAACTCCATCATTCTTCATGCAAGAAGTCTGTTCACCGAGAAGGTAAGTGCTTTGAAGTTGGTTTACAATAAGGAGACCAAGCAATACGAAGACCCACAAGCAGCATAAGCTATGGAAGTAGTCAAGTTTAGGTTCTATGCGACGCTTTTGGATGCGTATCAGAACTACCTTGATAGTGACATCATTTGGAGTAAGTA